ATGAAATCTTACTACACCCAGAGCCTACTGGGTAAAGCAGAAAATCAGATGATGGACAAAGCCTCAATAAGCACCACTAATCCTACCCTTTTGGGCAAAATGTGGATCACTTTATTCCTTGAGAAGATACTTAAAACAGCGGCTAAAATTCGTTTTCGAGCGGGTTCAATCGCACTGCGTCATTCAGATAATCGGGGGCGAAGTGAGCATAATTCATGGTGTGCACGATAGACGCGTGGCCTAAAATTTTTTGCAGCGTGACGATGTTGCCACCGTTCATCATGAAATGACTGGCGAAGGTATGGCGTAACACATGGGTTGCCTGTCCATCAGGCAATTCAGGAATAAGCGTTTTCAAAATTATCCTGGCTGTAGGATAGTCCACGCCTGGGAAAAGTTGCTTTCCTGTGCCTTCCGTTATCTCCTCATGCAGTTCTTTCGAGATCGGCACTGTACGGCTTTTGCCATTTTTAGTATTTACATAGGTGACTTTGTACTTCATAACTGAATCACGGTGTAAACCGGCAGCCTCATTCCATCGCGCTCCCGTAGCCAGGCATAAACGAGCAACTTTTAAATCATCCCCACTCAACTCATTCAGAAACAGTCTTATTTGATCGCATCTTAAGTAAGCCATTTCTGTTTGATTCTTTTTAAGCAGTTCAACCCCAAACAGCGGGTTTACAAAGTGGTAATGACCCGCTTTGATTAAGGTAGTGAAAACCCCGCTTAACAGCATTTGACGTTTATTAATCGTTGCAGGTTTGGAGCCGTTGGTCAGCTTAGTCGCTCTATAATCTGCAAAAGCGCTTTTTGTCACCTCAAGTGCCGACGGTTCGCCCATGTCACGATTCATCTTCAAGAGATGCAGCTTACTGTCGGCACCACTCTTAATCGCCTGCCCGTGATACTTCCACCATAGTTCAATAAGGTCTGCCAAAGAACGGCGGTCGGCGGGTTTATCCAGCCAATCTTTATTATTCTGCGTAGCAACGACCCAACGTTCATATTGCTGCGCCTCAGATTTGGTTCTGAAGCGCTTACGAATGCGCTTACCATTTCGGCCTTGCGGGCGAACGTCGACAAGGTACAGTCCACCTTCAAGTTTTGAGATACTCATAATTAACGTGACCTATTAAAAAATCAGCCAAATAAATATCGAGCTATCGCCAAAGCAAATCCGGTAGTACCAATGAGAGTCGCGGCTAGCCATTTAGTCTTTGCACTAATTTCTTTATGCAAATCACCTTTTGTCACGAACGCCTCTGAACGCGTAGTTAATTTTGTTAATTCAATCTTAACTTGCATTACATCAGCCTCAAGGCGAGCGACTCGAGCATCTAAGACAGTCTCGTCACCATCACCTTTGCGTGTAGTATTCATATCGTCGACACCTTTACGTTTTCGCTCGCTAATTTGATGTACATTACTCATCACCTCCTCCAGTCATACTTCGATTATTCTCATCTAACCATCGGAGGAGTTGCCTGATTTCATGAGTAGTGATGAATCCACAGTGATCACAACTCAGTTTATAGTAATAATTCGCGTCGGTGTCAGTCGATTTAGCAGGCGTATGCCTAAAAAAGGTCACAAAGGTTTGGGTCCTTTTTTTACTCTCGACCAATTCCGCGAGTGATGCTTTTGTTGTTTCAGAAATAATCTGCTCTCCAGTGCTCGAACACATCGGACAGGATTTAGTTACTTTCTTTTCATCTAAGAAATTGAAAACACTATCTGCGGTTATTGTCTCCAGTCTTTCGAGTAGTTCTTTTTTATTTGTCATTTAGTCCTCCGCAGTCTGATTTTCGTCATAGTCATCTGGCAACTCGCCAGTTTCTATAAGAGCAAGAAATTCTATTTCATGTAAAATCAGAGTACCTTTCTTTTGTGCAACCTCTAATTTTTTAGGGCCAGCGTTATAGCCACCACATAAATAATGCAAGTTCACAGTGATGTCCTTACGAACAATCATTCCTGCTTCTTTTGCCTTTTGTGATAATCGCTCTTTATCTTCTTTCTTAAAGCCTGTGAAGCATATTTCAGGCGTGGTACTAAAATTCGATGGGGCGAGCATTCCAGGAGTTTCATATTTTTTATATCTCCTTTCGCTTAAAAACGCACCTCTATTGGCAGAAATATTAAAATCCAACTTATTGGTTGCACAAATAGATTCAGTAAAATCCACAGCCTCCCCTAAAGACTCAATGACACGTTCATTTTTGAACGTTCGATAATGACCACGCGTTTCACAAAACCCATGTAGATATTCATCACCCCTAGTTAAACAGGCATCGCTTAATGCATATCCCCCTACATTATTCTTAAGGGTCATATATACAAAAAATATATTGCCCATAATTTTTATTCCTTGAGTTTTATTTAAATTTCACGCTCAAAACAAATACCACCATTACCCCACCTCTCATATATTTTTAAAGCAACTAACCAGCCGCTTGGGTTATTTGGAGTTTGAATATATCGTCTTGCCCATTAGGGGAGAGAGCCGGGGATATTTGCCCGGCAGCTTCGGAAGTTTTCTCCGTCATAAGCCACAATGTGTATTTCTCGAAAAGGGGATGTTGCGTAACTTTTATTAAACTTAGGAAATTTAGTTGAATCCAACCACGTTCATATTTTTTTAATATATTAAGCGGTATTGCAATTTTTTCACAAAATTGTGCCTGGCTAAGACCTTCAGCAAGGCGTAACGATTTAATTTTATTTTTCATTTCCATTGAAATACCTAAGTTCCATTTAAGTGGAATTATCCCGTTTTCTTACTGTTTACCTTTTCCATAAGAACCGGGGCTATCTGCCCTGCAACCTCAGATGTTTTGCCAGTCATTAACCAAAGTGTGTACTTTTCAAAATAGGCGGATCGCAAAATTTGCTCGACGGTTTTGAGCCCAACAGTGTTTTGGCCAGTTTCATAATTCTTTATTGTTCCGAGACTTATCCCAGTTTCCTCTGCAAATTTTTTCTGAGTCATCCCCTCAGCGATTCTCATGGCTTTGATCTTATGTTCGTAACTGCTTGACAAGGTCACCACCTAATGACTATTCTCAGCGCATGGTCATTACCTTATGACCATGCAAACCTTAAGAAGTCCGAATAAATCCGAACATGATCAAGGAGGATACCCCATGTCCATTAAAAGACCCAAGCCTGCAATGATGAAATTGCCGGATTGTCCCGTTGTTTTTTGTCTTCCTTACCCCAAATTGACCCTTACGGCCTACGCAAAGGTAACAGGACAAACTGTTCGCACCATCCAGCAACAGGCAAATCAAGGGAAATTGATATTAACCAAAACTAAGCCTGGCCGTGAGCGTCAGGTGAACATGGTTTACGAGTTCCTTGAAGCCTATGAGGAAGCACAAGAGGCACTGCGGATGAGGATATAGGGGGAGCGAATGTACTATTCAATCAAAGAAGTGAGCCGCCATTCGTCTATATATCGCGGCTTCATCATCACCCGTAGACCGAAAACAGTTATCAATAAAATCACCCGCTACGAAGTGGCCCTAATTGAGCAATCTTTTGGATTATTCGACGCACAGGCGCAGGCGACTCGATACATTGACGAACTTCACCAACGGAAGGGGAAATCGGTATGAGCACGCCATTTTATGCCGCAGCAAATAAAGTGTTAAACATGTACGAGCGTCGTCAACTAGTGGCATCGGTAAAAGCCCCGGCACATTCAGAAAGCGAAATATATTGGGCTACTGAAATGCTATTAGATCTAGCTCGCGCAGCTGCTTACGCAGCCAGCAAAGAAGCCATTGCGCTTAGAACGGCTGCCGATTTGTGGAACAAGTCTAAAGCCATGCCAAGACCTTTCCTTGAAACGACCGACGAGGCTTAACCATGGGAAATATTCCCTGCCCCTCAATAGCTTCTATGCTTACTCACGGTCAGCAAATCACACATCGCGCGCATCACCACGGATGGATTGAAGCCCCCAATGGTCGATTATTTCAGCCGAAAGCCACCGAAGTGAAATTTATTAAAGGCTGTCGAGTACCGTTTATATCTCGGCCTCGCAATAAACGCCGCTGGTTCACCCGGCTGATGGGTATATTTGCGTAATCATGGGGGTTATAAATTGCCTTCTAATAATCATAAACTTGAGCCGTTACCTTTTAAAGATTTTCAAGTAAAGGTTCGCAGGCTTTTTAAGCGAAGTGAAAACATTGCAAGCCGTCGTTTTAATGCCGGTAATGACGACTTCAAGTTTGTGATACTTACGCTGTCCAATCGCCGTCATCCGAGACTGTTTTCACCGTCTGATATCGGTAAGCCATTCGAGGCTTTTAGTGAACATCAACGAGAAGCAATCATTGGCTCAATGAATAGCCTTTCAAAATGGGGCCACGCACTGCCTGATTATATTTCTGCTTCCGACCGAATTATAGATATTTAAACACAGCTAAAAATTAAACAGGCGCTCACGCGTCGGGATTTCTGCATCCTAAATTTAGCAAATTAGGGAGTTCACTATTAATCATAAGGCTTATAACAGAGGACGCTCAGCCCCTTCTCCTTCGCCCCCTTTTAGCCCTGGCAAGTCTGACGACTTCGTCGGGGCTTTCCCGTGGAATAAGCCTTTAAAAGCGATCGGCGTCGACATGACACCGGCATCCTCCGCACCCGGTTCCGTTGCATGCGAAGCTCACCCCGCCGTTGTGGCACACCTCAAACGCCTGGACAAGAAAGGCGTCAACAGGTTCGACGACATTAATCCCGTATTGCGTGATCTGTTAAAAACCCGCGCGGCCATCGAGCGCAGCACTTACGAGCGAGAACAGGCCAACTGGTCAACATCCCCACAGGGTGTGGAAGGAAAATTCCAGCAACAGCCGTTTTTCATCCGATCGCCTTATGAGAAAAAAATAACCTGGCTTCGCACCAATCGTGGGACTAAACACACTAATGCGTTTTTGATGGGCACGATTAAGAATGCATTGGTGCGTCTGGAAGAGGTCCGCAAATATCATGGCGTCAGCACCGGTCACGATTCTGAATTCATCGCCTATTACCGCCCGTCATATTGCCACCTCGCCGAGTTCGCAAAATCCCGAGTCAAAAGCCTGGCTAACGAAATTGCCGGACGCCTGAATGAAATGTTCACAACGGCCATTGAAGAACGCGGTGGGAATGCCGCCGCCCTGCCTGACGCTGAATTACTGTTTATTTATCGTCATATCGCGGTGGAAGTTCACGCGCTGCGCGTGCGGCCACCGTTCTGGAAGGCCATCAGCCCGTTATTCAATCCGGCAGTTCTTCCCCCTGAACCGCTTGACCGTGCGGTGTTTGTGTCTGCACTTTACAGACTGATAAACCCCGATTGGTGGGAGCACCAATTGTGGCGGCTTCGTGGCGACTGGCGGGAAAACCAACTCCGCGCGATCGGCAGCATCCACAAACGTGCGACGCCGTACATTAGCCGCGATGCGTTGGCCGACTGGCTTGATCAGCGCAGGAAGAACCGCGAATTCTTCAAGTCTCACGAACTGGACGACGGCGAAGGAAACCGGATATCTCTGGAATCAATGGTCGATGCCAGTATCAGTAATCCCAGCATTCGCCGCCATGAGTTGATGGCACGTATGAAAGGGATTGAATACGTTGCCCAGTCACGCAGCGACGTCGGCGTTTTCTTTACCCTCACCTGCCCGTCGAAATACCACTGCACCAACGCCAGCGGCCACGGTAACCCGAAATGGAATCACAGCGATGTGAAGCAGGCGCAAAAATACCTTACCAACCTTTGGGCATGTATCGGCGCAAAGCTGGGCCGCAAAGACCTGCGTGTGTATGGGTTCCGCGTGGCCGAGCCGCATCACGATGAAACACCGCACTGGCACCTGTTGTTATTTATGCAGTTAAACGAACGCGAAGCGATCACCGAAATCATGCGCGGTTATGCCATTAAGGAAGACCGCGCAGAGCTGGGTAAACGCACCGGCGCACGATTCACGGCTAAACGCCTTGACCCGAAAAAGGGCAGCGCCACGGCCTATATCGCGAAATACATTTCGAAGAACATCGACGGCTATGCACTGGATGGGGAGAAAGACCACGACACCGGCAAGCCGTTAAAGGAAACCGCCCGCCTGGCAATGGCGTGGGCATCCCGTCACCGCATCCGTCAGTACCAGCCGATTGGCACACCACCGGTGACCGTTTGGCGTGAGCTACGCAAGCTGAATAACCAGCTGGTCGGCAACCTGATTAAATCTGAAAAGTTCAAGCCTGGCCAAAAGCTGCTGCTTGATGAAGGGATGGATGCAGTAATGGCAGCGGCTGACGCCGGTTGTTTTGCAACCTACATCATTCGCCAGGGCGGCGTCCTCATTCCCCGCGACAATTATGTCGTGCGCCTCGCCTATGAAGACGCCGAGAAGCCTAACGCCTACGGCGAAATAACGGAGAAGATTTTTGGTATCTTCTCGCCGCGTCTGGGCGAGGATTCCCGCGTCTGTACGCGGTTAAAAACATGGACGATTGTCGCCAAACAAAAAACACAGGCCGCCGCAGAGCCGCACGGGAACCGGGATTTTTTGACCTTGCCGGACGGCCCCGCCGTCCCTTGGAGTTCTGTCAATAACTCTACGTTAGGTAAAATTTCAAACAAAAACTTAGGAGATGAAGACAGAATTTCGCTCGATAACGGCTCTAATTTTTCGAAAAAAAGCATATGTTCGTACGCAAACAAAAATACTAAGAAAAGATGACTCTTCTAACCTTAAATTTCGCCCATCAAGTTTTTCATGAAAAGGCAGTACGTTGCAAATACACCATAATTAGTTGATATAATTAAATTTATTTCATAATTCTATACCTCTTGTCACGTAATACATCGCTTTTAACTGGTGAATAAAATATTATGCTTTGTGTACTGGGATCTCCTCTAGCGGCAAGAATCTTTATATACTGAAAAATTGAAGGAATACTATGGACGAGTATATCTCTGAGTTTCTTTACAGTAATTACAACGCAGAAAATTCCGCAAGGAAACTATTAGCATGGTTACTTATTGACAAGAAAAATACAGCAAACAAAATTAATGGCCGACTCACTCATGCTATTGAAAATCAAAAAATTCTCGACAATAAAAAATATATTCGCTGGGTTGATAACTATAAAAAATTCTATGAGACTCATCAAGCGCCACAAATTAATGCAATTCGCTCTGCAAATAAGATAAAAATATTACAAGTTTCAGACTTTAGAGGCTTTGGAAAGCTTAGCGATGAAGACAGAGGGGTTAAAATACACTTCAACAAACTGAACAATATTTTCTTCGCTCCAAATGGAGGTGGGAAAAGCAGTTTATGTGAAGCCCTAGAATATCAAACAACTGGAGATATAAAGGAAGCAGGGAGAAGAAAAACATCAATTAAAAATTACATTAGAAGAAATGGAAAACATACCATTTCGTTACTAGACCATTCAAACAATGAAATGCAAGTCAACACCGATTATAAATTTAATTTTATAGATAGAAATAGGCTGCAAGAGTTTTCATTGCTAGGTTCTAGTGATACAAAATTTGGTGAACGTGATGTTCTTGCTGCTCTCGTTGGATTAGAAACATTTGACTCATTTTTGAACTCTCTTGTAGGAATAAAGAGCTTCAATGCTCAGAGTTTCAAAAAATCAATACATGAGCAAAAGCTTGACACACTCCGAGAAACTTTAACTAGGTATCGCAAAGCATCTGATGAAAATCAAGAAGAACTAAAGAACCTAAAGCTAGATATATTAGATAAAATAGGATGTGACTATAAAAATCTTAGCGAAAGATATTTAGATAACGTCGTGAGAATAAAAATACCATTTTTTAAAAAACATTTAATTAAACTTAATGGTAAGAAAGAACAGTTAAAACAAGGAAAGCCATCAGTAGAGATATCTAATAAAGAGTCAAATCGTATTGTTTCAGTGCTTTTGAACTTAATAAAAAGAAAACAAAAAGTGGACCATAAGCTTACATTAATCGCTTACAATGATGATTTAATAAACCTTTATACTTTATCTAAGAAAATACTTGAAAGAACTGATCATGCTGAATGCCCACTGTGTAAAACCCCTATAGATCACGTAACTACAAATCCTCTTGAAAACTCTATTGAAATTCTAAAATCATATATACATATTACAACTCTGCAAAAGTGTCGTAGCGAAACTGAAATTAAAATCACTAAGTTTAAAGATATCCTAGCGGGGAATATCAGATCCTTTCTTATATCACCAATAAATACAATCATTAAATTTGATTATAATCAAATAACAGAACTGTTGGATAACTTAATAAATAGTCATGATGAAGGTGTAAAAAATGCTCTCACATGTTTAAATAAATATATAAACGCATGCGTCAACATTGAACAATACAACGAAAAAAGTCGACAGCATAACGCGACAATCAAAGACGTAGATAACTATTTAATAGTATTAAATAAAAAAATAGAACACATATCTTTAATTACCTCAAAAATAGATGATAACCTTGCTATATATCGTTCTAAAATTCAGAACAAGGAAAATAAAAAAAATGCCTTCGATAAAGTATTAAAGGAAATTAATAGGGGAAAAGAACTCTGCAAATCCGAATGTGAAAAAAATGTTTTTTTACAAGAGTTGTTTGATGAATACACTACCTTTTACAATGCTGCATACTTGTATAAGAGAACAAAGGAAGCTGAAATCCTTGCAGGAATCGAGGATTCAATAGTCCATTACTATAATGAGATTAATAAACATGATGATGACAGTGAAAAACTAGAGCAAATATCATTTGTGTTTGATGAATCATTGAAATCGTACAGAATACAATTGGATATTAATGGTGAGCACGCAGATGCCTTTGTTCGACTCTCCGAAGGCCACCTTAAATCGTTAGGTCTTTCTGTGCTATTAGCTTTAGCAAAAAAGAAAAGATCTCAATTTATAGTTTTTGATGACGTAGTTAATGCCATTGATACAGAGCATAGATCAAATATTATAAATACATTCCTCACAGATCCATACATCAAGCAAACCCAAAAAATAATAACTACTCATGATAAATTATTTTGGGAACTTTACAGCAATAGAGAAAAACATTTAGGAAATGGTGAATTTGCCAGTTTCATTCTCAATTGTTACTCTCATGGAATTCACTATGAGGAACGAGACATCTCCTTTGAGGGAAAAATATCGGATAGTCTGGAACATTACGATGTACGGCAAGCTCTGATTTATTGCCGTATTTGGTTCGAATCTTTAGCGGCGCAACATTGTGTTGAGTCAGGATTAAGTCTCACTGCTAGTTTTTCACAAAGAGACTATCAAAAGCCGAACTTCATAAAAATTAGTCTAGAAAAAATGTATGCCGTACTCATAGAGAGTTTAGGAGCAAACTTAGAAAACATTAACGAAATAAAAACCAACTTTTTGAGTTGGGGTGTCCAAAATCAAGAGCATCATGCTTTCAGTGAGAACAACTACAACATTGTTCATTCTAAAACAAGTCAGGAAATTCAGATAATTTTTGATGCCATTAGAAAGTTCAAAATACAACTTTCACCTGAGGACAGCCTGGTTAGCTTAAACGAAAAACTCACTAACCTAGATGAAAAAATAAACAAGAGCACCTTAAAAATTGACAAAGCCACACAATTAACCCCTGCCGACATACTTCGTCAATGGCGAAATGATAAAGCTAAGTTCGAACGAGAAAAAACAAAAACACTAGAGTTGAAAGTTTATTGTGAAACTTTTCTTTTATAGATATGCCTCAACGAGCTTTTAAATAGCCTCCCGCTTAAACGGGGGCTATATTTAAACTACTTGCCCATTTAGCAGGTTTAACGCGAATTGCCGTTCGTCTGGCTTCAACTGCTCTATCAAGAACTTCACCAGCTTGTTACCGGTCAGCCCGCTGGGGCTGAGTGAGTGCGAGAACGTCGCATTGAAAACGAAAGTATGGCCGCATTCAACCTCAGAACAGGCGCAGTACAAATCCGCCAGTTTCTTGTCTTTCCAGTCTGATTTACGAATGGTGGCCGGTGAATCACATTCCGGACACTTAATTTTAAAAATGCGCATGTTTACTACCCCGCACGCCAGCGCCAACAGTGGGGGTGATTTTAGCTTAAGCGTGCTCATTTTTCGCCCTGTTCAAGGTTATTTACCGGGATTTCAACGTCAAAATTAAGATGCAAGTACGCGGGGATCTCGCGGTCGCCACTAATACCATTCATAAATTTTCTCTGGAGCGGGATGACTTCATCCTTGCGGTAGGTGTTACGCGCCGTTTCGGGGTTGCCCATTACCGCGCCATTGGTCGGAATAATCCCCGCCAGGCCAGCAGGGAAACGGTGGGCGGTAAAAATGTCCTGTGCAGTGATGCCCTTAACACCGGCGAATTCGTCTTTCGCGCTCACCTCGCCGACCGGCAACAGCTTTAACCCTTCCGCGCTCCCATTGGGAATGTTCACAAACATATTGCGAAAATTGCCTAGCCCTTTGGACTGCTCAATTTTGCTTTTAATTTCCGCTTCAACCTCGCCGGTGATATTGGCGTCATTGGCATACAAAATAAAGCCCATGTGTGCACCGTTATGATAGTAACGACGCCTGAATATGGTGGCTTCACTGTTGAGTAATACCGAGTGAATACCGCCGATATAATCCGGCAGGCCGTAGACCTGTTGGCGTGGGTCATAGGTTTTAAAAAACACCACGTCGCACGCGTCATAAACCAGTGATGGCCCTTCCTGTAACACCACAAACGCCCCGTCTTTCCTGCACCGCAGATACAGCGACGGCAACGGCAACAGGTCGATAACCTGACCGAAGACATTACGGATTTTTAGCACCGCCACGTCGCCAAACAGCAGATAATCAAAGGCCATTTGTTCGACCTGATCCGTGCTCAACCCGCCGCCCAGATATCCTCCAGCCACCATATTGCGCCTCGCATACAGCACGCCTCCGTGCTGGCCGTTGAGATTGGGTAACTGCGCCAGCGCCAGCCGGTCGATAGGATGCCGCCAATGGTCATAATCATTGTCGTACCAGATATTGTGATAATCGGTGCCTGTCGTCAGGATGGGTTCCGGTTCACCGAAGGTGATCACACTCCCATGCCCCGCTGTAAACGTTTTGGGTTTTGTATCGGCAGCATCGCGCTGCCTGCCGTGCTTGCGTTTTTTGTTTGTCATGCTGCTAATCCAGTGGCAAAGGCCCAGGTAGACGGGCGTTCAAATTCAAAGTCGAGAGGCTCATTAATCACCGCATGAGAGATAGCGAAGAAAACGTCCGCGTGGCCGGTGGCGTCTGAGCGTTCGGCGACAAACGTCAGCGCGTTACCGCTTTGCGTTGTGGTTCGCCTGATGGCCATAAAACTGGCCGGGATTTCGGCGCGCTCTTTTTTAGTTTCGTCCTGAGCGTCTTTGGCCCATTCGATGCGCTTACGCTCGACCGTGTCGATCATCTTCATCACCAGCCGGTTTTTGCTTTCGACGCTGTACAAGATGGCGCGTGCTTCGCGCGGGGCGAACTTGGTGACCAGGTCATACACTGCCTTGCCGATACCGGTCGTATCGATGCCGATATAAGTGATATTGAAGCGCCGCATAAGCTGTTTTATCTGCTCAACCTGCCAGCTAAAATTAAGCCCCTGCCACTGGTGAATTTCCAGCACGCGGAAGCGCTCTCCCTTCTCAATCGGCGGTGCGACTATCACAAAGGTGGAGTTATCTCCCGAGCGTGAGGGGTCAAAACCGGCCCACACCTCGCGATTACCAAAGGGTCGCGCCGCGTTTGGGTCGTAGTCGCCCCAGATGCCGCGGTCAACCTCACAGGCAGTGAGGGCCGCCAGTTTGAATACGGCGTCTTTGCTGTCGACGAACTGGCAAAGGTAAAGCATGGCGAACGCGGTCGGATTGTATTTGTTGCGCAGGCGCTCGATGTCGACCAGCGCCCCTAAGCCACCCTCGATGGCGTCTTCCATCGTGATGACATAACGCCAAATTCCATCCGGTGACGGTTGCCCGGCCTGCCGCATGGCGCTCTCTTTCGGGAACACCGCCGCCTTGCGTTTGGCGTCGTCAGTCCGCCATTCGTCACCCGACCACACCGCATAGGCTTGATGCGTTTTGGCACTGGGTGTCGAAAAGTAGGTGGTGCGAAACTTGTTATGTGTCGCCATTGCCGATGCCACTTCATGCAGGCGGGTGAATTTAGGGATCCAAAACACCTCATCGCCGTACAGATGGCCGTTAAACCCCTGCGCCGTACTGACGTTAGTCGACAGGAAACGCAGGATTGCGCCGTTGCTGAGACGGATATTTTTCCCAGTCAGCGTGACGTTAAAATGCTGCTGGGCAATTTGGACGATGTATTCGCGAAAGATTTCGGACTGGGCGCGGGAGGCTGAGAAAAACACCTGATTGTCGCCGGTGAGGACAGCGTCTTCGAATGCTTCCCAGGCAAAATAGTAGGTCATGCCTATTTGGCGGCTTTTCAGGATAAAGCGCCAGTCTTCATCTTTGTGGTCGCGGCAGTGCAGCTGATAATCAAACAGATGCTCATTCGCCCAGCTTTCCAGCATTTCCGGTGTGATGCTGGAGACATCATTTTTCCGGTATCTGCCCTTACGCCTTTCGCCTGGTTCGCCGCCGGTACTATCACCCTCATAAGCCGCCACGCTGCGGGCCTTAATTTCAGCCATCTTTTCGGTGTGCTTATTGCGCTGGCCTTTCAATTTCACTTCAGCGGCGACCAGGTCGCGCAACTCCTCCAACTCCAGCGCGGTTTTCTTCTCCCTGTTAGTTAGCTGATTAACGCGGCGGGCAATGGCCTCTTCGATAGATTCAGCAGGCAGCATGCCAGCCCACTGTCCAACGTCAGCCCAATGGTAAATTGTACGTGGCGGTAGGTTTAATTCCTGCGCAATATCTTTAGGTAACCAGCGTTTTATATATAACGCGCGGGCCGCCTCTTTTATTTCATCTGAATATTTAGCCATAGGGTTATTATGACGATGAAAAACAAACCAAATTATTATTAAATTTCGGCAACAGGTGGTTATGCCTATATAACCGAATGCATCCGAAATAAAGCGGGTGCACGACATTATTCATTTCGCAATACTGCCTCCCACAGAATAACGCTTATCAATTTCACTGATTAATTAAGGTCTGTTATGTCGCAATCTAATTACCGTACTGAATGGCTTTGTATTGCCTCGTCCGGACAGGCTGTTGACGGTCGTACCATCGAACCGCAATGGTTAATTGATGCGGCAGAGACGTATAGCCGCGACACCTACACCGCGCTCATTTGGCCACATCACCCACAGCATGAATATGCAGAACGGGAGTTCACCTGCAACCTGGGCGAAGTCGATGCGCTAAAAACTGAAACCGTGGACGGCGTTATAAAACTTTATGCCCAGCTTATTCCAAACCGTTTTTTAATATATGCCAATGAAGACGGACAAAAATTATTTACCTCCGCCGAATTTATGGGCGACTTTGCCGGAAGTGGTCGTGAATATTTAATGGGTCTAGCTGTAACCGATATTCCGGCCAGTCTGGGTACTGAAAAAATTAAGTTTCACTTAGCGGGAGAAGAGAAAGACGCCGAGCGCGGAAATTTAGAAACATTCAGTCTGGGGAAATTAAAGACTTATAAAAAAGAACCCTCTTTATGGTCAAAATTATTTTCTACTCGTAAAGATTTCACGCCAACACCAGAACCTAATACCGATAAGCCCAACGAGGGCGAGGATAAAAAGATGGATGAATTAAAAGCCCTCCTGGAGCAAATGATCCAACTGCTGAATAACGGTCAGGCCGCCGCAGAAGGTGAAGGAACCAGCGACACTCCAGAACTGGCCGCCGATGAAGTGGCCGAGATTGCCGACCAAATCGCCGATGCCGCCGCCGAAGTGTCCGAACTGGCCCAAGACGTTGCCGAGAACCCGGAAGACGAAGTCGTTGCGGCACAATTCAGCGTGGCAAAAACCAATCTGACCAAGGTCATGAAATCGTTCAACGTCTCACCGGAAAAAGCCTCACGCCGTGGTCGTCGTCAATTCAGCGCACGCCGAAAAATGGACAGCAATAAGGACGTACTCACCCTGCTTTCCGCCCAACTGACGGACGTCGTAACCAAGCTATCGACGCAGGAAAGTAAAGGCACGCCTCGCCCGAACAACGCGCCAGGTGGCAGTAAAGCACCGTTCGAATTTACCTAGGCCCGGCACCGGTACTAGCCCGCTCCTTTTTTAAGAGAGACACATATGCAACTCACCCCCAAAGCCGAGGCGTTAATTCGAAAATATGCCGCAGGTCTGGCACAGGCCAACGGTGCACTGGACACCTCGCGTTATTTTTCGCTGACGCCGCCAAAAGAAACGCTGCTGCGCGACGCACTGCTGCAACAGTCCGAATTCTTGCGGCTGGTCAATGTGATGGACGTCGACCAAATCAGCGGCCAGGTCATCGGCACCGGCAAACCGGGCATCTATACCGGGCGTAAAAAAGACGGCCGTTTTTCGCGCCCTATGGGCGTCGACGGTAACGACTATAAGCTGGTCGAAACAGATTCCGGCTCTTACCTGCCGTATTCGCTGCTGGTTATCTGGGCCAACTCAGGCAGTGAAGAAGAGTTTTTCCAGCGTATCCAGGCATTCAGCAATGAGTCTTTTGCGCTCGACATGCTGCGTGTGGCTTTCAACGGTACAAATGCAGCCGAAAATACCGACCCGGAGGCGAATCCGAACGGGGAGGACGTCAACATCGGGTGGCATCAGATTGTGAAGGCGCGATCGGCTGCACAGGTCATCACCGGTGATATCACCATCGGGGGGACGCGTGCTGACTTTGTCGGTCTTGACGCGGCGGTCACTGACCTGGTGCATACCAGTATTTACGAGCCGTTCCGCAACGACCCGCGTCTGGTGGTACTGGTTTCGGCTGACCTTATCGGCGCTGACGCCACCACGATGATGAACATGGTTGACCGCCCAACAGAGAAAGTGGCCGCGCAGTTAATCAACCGTCAAATTGCGGGCCGCATGGCCTACACGCCGCCGTTTATGCCAGAAGGACGTTTGATCGTCACCACACTGGATAACCTGCATATCTACACGCAGGCGGGTACCCGTAAGCGTAAAGCAGAGTGGAACGACGACCGTAAGCGCTTTGAAAACAGCTATCTGCGCATGGAAGGCTACGCCGTTGAACATGACCAACTGTATGCCGCCTACGACAAGCTGACGCTGGCAACCGGTGAGACAGAACCGGCACCGGCACAAGGTGGAGACGAATAACGATGGCTATGTCCCCTTGTCAGCGCCACCGCGCACGCATCAAGGCCGCCGAAACGCTGGACAATCGCGAGGCGTTAACTGCATCGCCGGTCAGTTTCCATCTGCTAAAACTGGAGCTGGAAAGCGATGTCGCACACCTGCGCAACCTGCCGCGCACCGAAGACCGCGTCGAGATGAAGCGCGACGAACTGTTGCCGCGCTGGTTGCCGACAGTGGAGGCGTATATCGCCGGAGATAAGCGTTATGCCAATCCGGCCCTGGTGTACTGCGTGATTTGGTTGCTCGACACGGGGGAATTGGAAAAGGCGCTCGACTGGGCAGACATTGCCATCAACGAAGGCCAGACCATGCCAGACAATTTCAAGAGCACGATGCCCGCATTTATTGCCGACACCGTGCTGGCGTGGGCCAACGTCGAGGCCGCCTGCGGCCACAGTATTGAACCCTATTTCAGCCGGACATTTGCCAACATCCAAGATACCTGGCGACTGCATGAAGAGATTAATGCCAAGTGGTTCAAGTTCGCCGGGCTATACCTGCTGCGTGACCACAACGGCGAACCTCGCGCCACGGTGGTGGAAGATGTCGAGACGCTGGAACAGGCAGACGCCCTGCTGGCGCAGGCTGAAAAATATAACAGAAACGCCGGTGTGAAGACCATGCGCGGGAAAATTCAGGCCCGTATTAATGGTCTCACGGCGGAATAAAGACTACCGGCAAGCCGGGGCGGGCGCGGTGGAGGCATAAAGCCCGTAAAGGCTTCATGGCCGTGGAAACTGTTAGCCCGCTTCTCACTATGTAACAGAGGGTCAGCCAATGAATGATTCGCCAAGTTTTAGCGTCAGCGGCAAAAAAGTGACGTATCAGTCTGATGCGATCACCAACGGCGTCACGTTCTGGCCGGACTTGAATTTGGGCGAGTTTCAAAAGTCGCGCACCCTGCCCGCTGACCTGCCACCGGAAACCGCAGGTCTGGCGGTACTGGCGGCGATTGCCGAGGTAAACAAAACGTTGTCTCCTGTAGAGACTCACTGGGCTGGCAAGGGTTATGACATGGCTATCGACGTGCCGGGGGCCACGATGGGAAGCGAAAACCAGCTGACCGCGCAATACAAAAAGGCGGTCTACGCCAGGGCGAAAGCCGATCTGTTGGGCGAGTTTGCCACCATTGGCCGCCGTGAGTCACATTCGGGGCAGGAAAGTAATGACACTCGCGCGGGTCTGCTGGCTGAGGCCGCTTTCGTGATGCGCAACATGCTGAACCTGCCGCGCGTTGGGGTGCATTTGATATGAGCCAACTCGACAGCCTGACGGCATTTATGACTGAAAATCTGCCGCCCGACGTCATGCAGATGTTTGAAAGCACGATGGATGATTGCCAGCTTGAACGTAATAGCAAGGCGCTGGGACTGGGTCAAAAACGCATTGGCGTACTGCGATATAACGCGCGGCTGTCATGGGATCGCTTTCCGTTTCGCGTCTGTTCGCCAGGGCAAGTTTACGCACTGGTGCTCACCTGGATAAACGAGCACGCCAACGAACTGCACGGCACGTTACAACTTGCCGACCCTACGGTCGATCCGGAATTTGACGACGAAGGCTATTGCATTCTGGACGTAGTTGTCCCGGTGGCCGATGAAATTATTCTGAAACCGAACGACAACGGCACCATTCCGGCACAGGGGAAACGCTGGGAGGTAGTTTATTCCGAAGTCTGGACGGCAACGCAAGCCGAGTTCGTGACTCGACACGGTGATAAATCGTGATCCGGGGTGAGCTGGATAAAAAGCAGTTTATGCAGATGCAGGCAGCGCTTGCCTCCGCTGACTTGCCGCAGAAAAAGCGCCAGCGCCTTTTATCCCGTATAGCGAGGTTGGGCATCATCGTGGCGGCCAAGCGGAACCAACGTAACCAAACCGCACCGGACGGCACACCGTGGACACCGCGTAAACAAGGCAAAGGCAAGATGCTGAAAGGCTTGCCCAAGCTGCTGGCCGTGCGCGACATGCCTGAAATTCAGGGCGTGCGTATCTACCTGAAAGGCGGCAACTACCGCAACGGCATGAAGCCTATCTCGGCGGGCATAGTCGGTGCCGCCCAGCAAGGTGGCGCACGTATCAACATGACCGCCAGCGGAGCACCGCGCAAGCCGCAGGCCAACAGGCCTGCACTGCCCCGTCAGGCTAAAAGATTACGGTCTCTTGGCTACAAAGTGCGCAAGGGCAAAAGATGGGTAAAGTCATCGAGCAAGAAAATCATGGAAACCCTAAGCATGGCCCAAGCTGGGCTTTTGATTAGAAAATTACGCGGCTTCCCCTCCAAACGCCGCTGGATCATCGACCTCCCTGCTCGTGCTTTTTTAGGCGTGAGCTTTGAGGAGTTTAACAAAATACTTGCGCGTCAATTGCAGGCGATTGGCTTCGGCTGGGACGTCAACGCACAGGACATCAGAGGGTAAACCCATGACATGGCCAAACGTCACCGTCAGTCAGATTAACCGCTACAACGGGACCACGACCGACGTCGAACGCGTCGTCCTGTTTGTCGGCTATGGCAATACGAATGTTGGCAAAACGCTGCCGTTAAACACCGGCAGCGACCTTGATAAAGCGCTGGGAGAAAACGAGAGTCTGTTAAAAAGCCTGGTTAGCGCGGCCAGCATCAACGCCGGTCAGAACTGGTTTGCCTACGTTCACGTGATGGAAGAACCGGTCGCCACCGAGCCAGATCACAAGCCGGATGAGGATTGGATGAACGCAGTCAAACTGGCGCAGAACGTGGCATCCGTTGAAGGTGTTGTCTTGGCATTTGACACCTCAGTTCCAGCGACCATCAACCGCGCCACGGAGCTGCGCACCCTCCTGCAAGCTAATTATGGCCGTTTTGTGTGGTTCGCGCTGTCTGTCGAGGGTCCGCAGGATACCGAGGAATGGGCCGAATACATCACCCGCCTGGCTACGCTACAGGGCAAAATCGCCTCACAGGGTGTTTGCCTGGTACCGCGCCTTTGGGGCAACGAACCCGGCGTGATGGCCGGTCGGCTGTGCAACCGTTCGGTGACCGTCGCAGACAGCCCCGCCCGCGTCGCCACCGGTGCCGTCACCGCGTTGGGCAACGACAGCCTGCCGGTTGACGGGACCGGCACCGAAATCGACCTCGCAGTATTGCAGGCGCTGGAAGCCAACCGCTACAGCGTGCCAATGTGGTACCACGATTTTGCCGGAATTTACTGGTCAGACGGTCGCACGCTCGACGTCAAAGGCGGCGATTACCAGACCATTGAGAACGTGCGCATTGTCGATAAAGCCTCGCGCAAAGTGCGTTTGCGGGCGATACCGAAAATCGCCGACCGCTCGCTAAACAGCACGCCGGGCAGCATTGCCGCCCACGAAACCTATTTCGGCAAGCCGCTGCGCGAAATGGCGATCGCCTCGCAAATCAACGGGATTGAATTTCCGGGCGAAGTGAAGCCTCCCAAGGCCGGTGACATTGCCATCATCTGGGCATCAGCGGTAAAGGTGCAAATTTTTATTGTGGTGCGACCGTATGAAAGCGCGAAAGAAATCAGCGTGAGCATCGAACTCGACACCTCACTGGAGAGCTAAATCATGTCAGAACGTCTTAGCGGCGGGTCCTTCGATGTGAACTATGACGGCGTCATGATCCACGTTGAAAACGCCACGGTGACCATCACCGACAACAGCGCCGCCGTGCAGACGCGCGGCGTACCTAACGGCTATGTCAAAGGGGCGGTCAGCGCCGACGTTGAAATCGAAGTCGACGCGCTGAACTTCAAAAAATTCGGGACCGTTGCGCGTGCCGCAGGGTCATGGCGCGGCATTGGTGAAAAAGACTTCCTGTTTTACGGCAACGCAGGCAATGAGGAAGAAAAAATTGAGGTGTTCGGCTGTGTGCCGATGCTGACCGATGTGGTGGGCATCACGCCCAGTGACGCCAAAGCGACCACCAAAAAAATTAAATTCATGGTGACTAGCCCGGACTTTATTGCGATTGACGGCGTGCCATATCTTTCCGCCCGCGACACGCGCGACTTAAAGGGATGAGTTATGCCAAACGGTGAAACAAACCTGTTTTCAAAACTGGTGCTGATTGGTGCGCTGATTGGCGTCGGGCAATTGCTGGTTGGTCAGGAGCCGATTTCAATCAGGCTCTTTATCGGGCGCGTTATTTTAGGCTCGGCCGTCTCGTTAATTTCCGGCATCGCGCTGATTCACTTTAGCGATCTCCCCGAACTGGCGCTCATTGGCATTGCCTGCATGTTGGGGATCGCCGGTCATACCGCCGTTGAGGCCGCTGTTCAACATTGGCTTAAACGGAATAAGGACAAAGCATCATGACGCTAAATCATAAGCAACAACAGTTTACGGTAATGATTGGCAAGCTGATTATCTGGGCTTCGGACAATGGTTACGGGTTGACCTTTGGAGAAGCGTTCCGCACGCCGGAACAGGCAAAGCTTAACGCCAAAAATGGTGCAGGTATCACCAACAGCCTGCACACCCAACGTTTAGCCATAGATTTTAACCTGTTCATTAACGGGGTCTGGCAGACAGACAGCTCGGCATTTTTACCGCTGGGCACCTATTGGGAAAGCCTGGGCGGTCGCTGGGGCGGTCGATTTAAAGCCAGACCGGACGGCAATCATTTCAGCCTTGAACATAACGGGGTGCGCTGATGCGCAACGCCTGGGGGCTGCTTCTGATGTTAGCCGCCGTATTCTGTTTCGGCTGGGGGGCGCATGGCTGGCACAACGCAAAGAACGTACTGGCCGCCAATGAGTCAGCCGAAAAAACCCGGCAGGCAGTGACCGAAATCACCCGCAAGTCGGGCGAGGCGCTGGAAGCCAAAATTGCGGAGTTAACAACCAATGAAACCCACACCGAGCGAGAAATCCGTACGGAAATTATCAAACCGGTGTTTAGCAACGTGTGTGCTTCTGATGGGTATGTCCGGCTGTTCAACGAAAGTATTGATAAAGCCGAGCGAACCTTATCAGGAAAATCAGCTGACTCTATGCTCGGTCGCCCTGCCTCGCCTTTTAGGTCCGACCGGCAGTGACTTTGATGCGACGCTAATTGCGTACACAAACCTTTATACCGCCTGCGCGGTAAGACATAACGCCCTGGTGGGCATCATTCGACAACGTAAGGATTTAGAGCCATGAGCCTGATAAAAACCAATGTGATCACCCTGGCCGTCGCCGGTGTCACCCTGTCTTTCGAACCCAACAAAACCGCCTACAACGGCCTGATCAACGAAATGACGCTCACTAACAAAATCGCGCCGATGGTGACTTATTTGGGCCGCATTGTGACAGCGGACACCAAAGAAGCCCTCAACAAACTGGCCGATGAATATCCCGGCGTGGAATTGCAAATCGTGGAGAAGGTCAATTCGATTTACTCCCCGCTGGTTGAGATTGAAATAAAAAACTGACGGCGCGGGTGGCGGCCATTCGCGCCAATTCCGCCGAACAGTATTTGGCCCTGCGCCGCTACTACCTGCCCCATGCGGACGACGGCGAAGAAAGCATCGCGCGCGCCCTATGGCTGGATGAATATTTTGCACAGACCAAAGCCTACAAAACGGCTGAAGGCATCGCGATTGCCTTAAACGGGAAATGACATGAGCCATCTGGATTTTACCTTAAGCCTAATTGACAAGTTGACGCGCCCACTCAAGACGGTTCAATCGTCACTGTCGGGCTTTGCGGAAAAGTCTCAGGCGTCATTTACCAAAATCGGCATTGGCGCAGCATCCGTGTGGGCGGTCGTGCGGTCCATTCAGGGTGTGGTCGGTCCCGCGTATGAAATGAATGCTGCACTGTCAGAAGTGGGTGCCAAAGGCGTGGGCGAGGAAACGCTCAACGCGCTGTCTGCTTCTGCCCTGCGTTTCAGCATGAAATACGGTAAAAGCGCGGTTGACGTGATCACTTCCAGCTATGCCATTAAAGGTGCGATGGTCGGACTCGCCGAGCAAGATTTGCCGCGTGTCGCCGTGGCGGCCAACACCCTGGCAGCAGGCGTAAAAGCCAGCGGTGAAGAAGCCGGGGAATACATCGGCGCGATGGCTTCACGATTTAACCGCGAGTTGTCCGGCCTGGGACACGTCGAATTTGCCGAACAGCTGGCGGGTAAAACCAGCTACATGGTGCAAAACTTCGGCCTCAAAATGCAGACTATGCAAGCGCTGATGGAAGGCACTAAAAACGCCGGTGCCGATTTTGGAGTCAGCATGGAAGAACAGTTTGCCGTGCTGGGCACGCTCTCACGCACATTAGGTACCGAGGCCAGCGGCGTGTATGAGCAGTTCCTACGCAGCGCTCCCGCCGCCGCGCAAAAGCTGGGTATGAGCTTTGTAGACGCCACCGGCAAGATGTTGCCCATGGGCGATATCCTGCAAAAAATTCAGGACAAATACGGCCAAAGCATTGAGGGCAACGTCAAAGCCCAGCAAGCGATTGATGCCGCATTTGGCGGCGGTGCCGACGTGATTAAAAAACTCTATGGCCAGCAAAACACCTTAAACAAAAGCATTACCGAACTAGGCCGCAACGATGGCATGAAGCGGGCGCAGGAAATGGCCGAGCGCATGGCACACCCCTGGGAACGTATCACCGCCACGTTTTATGCCATCCGCGTGGCATTGGGTAACACCCTGATGCCTATCCTCACCCCGCTGATGAACAAGGTGGCCGCCGTCGGCTCTAAGTTTGCCCGCTGGCTTGAAATGTTCCCCAATATCGCCCGCTGGATTGGGTATATCACGCTGGCCGTGCTGTCGTTCGGGCTGGCCGGTGCAGCCGTGAATATCATCATGGGAGTGTTCGGCTTTACCATGCTGGGGCTGAAAGGCATCACCGCCATGTTGGGGGGTGCCTTAAAGGCGTTAACCTGGACATTCAACCTGTTGCGCCCGTCGCTGCTGGCGACACGCATCGGACTGGCCGGTTTGTGGATCCAGTCCAAACTCCTTGCCGTGTGGACGGGCGTCTGTCGCATTGCCCTGATGCTTTGGAACGGCGTACTAAAAGCCGGTGCGCTTGCCATGCGCATTTACGCCGTAGCAACCACGTTTGCAGGCGTAGCCATGCAGCTTTTAACCAGCCCGATCACCCTGGTTATTTTGGTGCTGGCCGCACTGGCGGCGGGTATCTGGTACATCGTCACCCGCTGGGATGAACTGAAAACCGCCATCATGGAAACCGGTGCATTCAAGTGGGTGATGGCCGTGGTTGAGGACGTCGGTCAGGTATTTGCCGACGCGTGGGCCAGTATCTCCGCAGGTTGGGACATGACCGTCGCCTTCTTCACCAGCCTTTCACCCGTTGCCGCGTTTGAAGGGTTTGCCGACACTATCGGCAACGTATTTAGCCAACTGTTCGACATCCTGAAAAACACCTTTGCGTCGACCTACAACTGGATTGTCGAGAAGCTGAATAAAATCCCCGGCGTCAATATCGACCTGAAAACAACAAGCCTACCCGGAACAACAAGCCCCACGGCCCCAGCACTCAGCGGCCAATCACTGTTAACCGGCAACAGCACGGGTGGCTCACTGCCTCGCAACGGACTGATGAATCAGGTCAAATCTGACAGCAGAAACACGGTCGACAACCGCAGGTCGTGGGGAGATATCCACATCAATGCCACAAACGGTATGACGCCCGGCCAGTTGGCCGAATGGCAGGAAATGAACGCAGGATGAACAGCGAACCTCTTTACCTCGACCTTTTGATAACAGAAGGCGATTTCACCTTAGACAGCGGCGGCGAGCCTCGTTTGTGCAACAACCGGGCCAGCATCGGCCAGGACATTATTCACAGCATTTTAGAAAGCGGCATCACCGCGCGACTGATTAGCGAGCGCAGCCCCACGATGCGCGGCGACGTGATAACCCAACTCACGATATTAGTCGAAGATGATGAACGCCTGATTCCCGGAACTATCGTCATTACAGAAGAAAGGCTTTCGCGTCTTTACATTACTGCCGAAACCTATGATTTCGGCCCAGTCAGCACAAGGGTGAATTATGACTGAGAAACCGACAGTCGATTTTGAACAGGTCCTGCGTGACAGCGGGATGCCGACCACGGAAGACGACGTCAAAGCCGAGTTTAAAGCTATCGTTCAGGCCGCGGGCTTTGTTACGAACACTTCAAATATGTCCCCATTTTGGCGTCTGATTAGCAAGATTGTGACTGCGCCGGTGATGTGGCTTAAGGACGCTTTGGTCAACATCGTTTTGAGCAATATGTTTGTGGCGACCGCTTCCGGAAAGATGCTGCATATGCTGGCCTGGGCGGTGAACCTCACCCCGAAACCGGCAAGCTTGGCGGCGGGTCTGGTGCGTTTTTATAAAACCAATGCAGCCAGCACAGTCACTGTTTCGGCTGGCACGCAGGTGCAGACCGAGCGCATCAACGGCACTATCTTCACGCTGGCCGTAACGCAGGACACAACGTTACCCGCTGGAGTAGCAAGTGCCCAGATACCCGTTGTCGCCACTGGGACCGGCAGCGGCTACAACCTTGCGCCGGGTTACTACCGTATTTTACCGGTCGCTGTTGCAGGCATTGCCAGCGTCGAGAACGAAGACGACTGGCTGACCACGCCGGGCGCAGTGGAGGAAAGCGACGATGAACTGCGTGAACGCACCCGCAACCAGTTCAATCTGGTGGGCAACTACCATACCGATGCCATTTACCGCAGCATGATAGCCAGCGTCGTGGGCCTGAGCGTCGACCGCATTTTCTTTAAACACGACGCCCCGCGCGGACCGGGTACCGCAAACGCCTATTTGCTGCTCGACAGCGGCGAGATATCACCGCCGTTTGTCGATGCGGTCAATGACTACATCAACAGCCAGGGCCACCACGGCCACGGCGACGATATGCAATGTTTCGCCCTGCCGGAAACACAGCACAATCTGGCGGTAACCGTGTTTGTGTTAAGCAAAGAGAACATGGCCGACGAAGCACTGGCCGCACTGCAAACCGGCGTGATAAATCTGATCCGCTGCGCGTTTCGTGAGAACAGCAACTTCAACGTAAAAAAGACCTGCCCGTATTCGCGTTATTCATTTTCGAATCTTGGCCGCGAATTACATAAAGCCTTTCCGGTCATCAACTCATTGAGTTTCTCACTGGCCGACGTCGTCAGCGAACTGTCGGTCCCGCGCCTGCAAAATCTGACGGTGGAGATTGCCAATGACAGATTTTATTAAACGGCTGGGCAAGCTGACGTTGCCATCGTGGCTCGACCGCGGACAGCCGGCCATTTTACTCCGCGCCAGTGTCACCTTCTGGTCGCGGATTTATGCGTGGCTCACGTGGCCGCTGAATCAGTTTGACCCACTGACCTGCGCCCAGCCGCTGTTAAACCTTATTGCCTATGAGCGCGACGTCACCCGATTCGTCGGCGAGCCGTTGGACCTGTACCGCAGACGGGTTGATTACGCCTTTATCAACGCGCAGGACGCGGGCGAAATTGCCGGGTTTATTGCCATTTTTGAGCGCCTGGGCATTGGTTATGTCGAACTGCTGGAACGTCAACCGGAAATCGATTGGGACGTGATTACTGTGCACGTAACCGACAGCCAAATCGCTGAAAACAGCGCCTTGCTGCTGGAAATCATCCGCCAATATGGTCGCACTTGCCGCCGCTACCGGTTTGAAGTGATTACCTCTCTGGGCGTACACCTTCGCGCAGGCGAGTACCAGGGAGAATATATTTGCTATCCGGTCACTCTGGGCGATATCCGCACAGAATCAAGCGCGACATTCCGCGCCAGCTTGTAGGGGAAGAACATGTCACAAACCGTTATTACTAAGGCTTTTGTTGAGTGGAAATCACAACAGGCTAACGATAATCAGCCGGTTGTGCTGGATGCGTTTATTTTTGCCTTTGTGCCAGATTTAGACATCAATAAACCGATTGATGCCACCGAAACGCTGCCCGATGACAGTCAAATCGTTTATCGACAGCCGGTCAGTAAAGTCGGCGTTGTTAATGATAATTCCGTGGTGTATTCGGTAACCATTGGCGCAGATATCGGGGATTTTGAATTTAACTGGATAGGGTTAATCAATGAAACTACGGCCACCCTTGCGGCGATCGTTCACGCGCCGACTCAGCGTAAAATCAAAAACGCCGACGGCCAGCAAGGTAACGTACTCACCCGTTCCGTGCTGATGGAATACCAAGGCGCAAAAGCAGGAACGCAAATCAGTATTCCTGTTGAGTCCTGGCAAATTGATTTCACCGTTCGTCTGGCCGGAATGGATGAAGAGGCGCGGCTGGCGAACGTAGATATTTATGGCGCGGGTGCCTTTTTTGATACCGGCTTTTTGGTCGCCAAGACCGGGTCACAGTTTTATGTCACCCAAGGGGTGGCGTACATTGGCGGAATTCGAGTAGCGCTGAAAAAAAATCAGTACATAGGAATCCCCAAAAAACCCGCATACGTAAGAGCTGAAATCACTTATATCGGTACTGTAACAGGTAAGTATGAGCCGAATATTGAGTTCAAAATCCTCCCTGAGAACCAGTTTAACGAGGCCGTTCGAATCGGTACCTACGTTTTTCGAATAGCCGATATTTCTAAAGACGGCGTTATCACCGACCTTCGTCCCAAACACTCCCTGAGTGAGCAGCAATCCGATAAAGATTACTTGCGTAAAGATGACAATTTAGCCGCGTTAAAAGACAAGGCAAAAAGCCGTACAAATTTAGAGTTGGGTAAATTAGCCGTTGAAGACACAGTCACCGCTGGGGAAATTATCGGTTTAACCGGTTATGAATACCCAGTGGGCGCGCCCATCCCTTGGCCTTCGGACCAAACCCCAGCAGGCACGGCCCTAATGGTCGGCCAAAAGTTTGATAAAACTGTCTATCCTCTTTTGGCAAATGCCTATCCCTCCGGCGTTATCCCCGACCTGCGAGGCCAGGTGATTAAAGGTACGCCCGTAGGAGGACGCAAAGCGCTCTCCTTTGAGATGGATGCCATTAAATCTCACGGGCACGATGCCAGCGCCGACAATACCGATTTGGGCCGCAAAACAACTAGTTGGTTTGATTATGGGTCTAAGGTCTCAACCGGTTTCGACTATGGTTCGAAAACCACCGACGTGCAAGGTTGGCACGACCATCTGGGCGGAGTGGCTGCACCTGGCGGCAAGTGGGGAGATTTCCGAACGGGAACGGACAACACGGGATGGTACGAGAAAAATAGAACCAGCTGGGAAGGAAGTCATGCGCACAGCGTTTTTATCGGCGGGCACGACCACTGGACCAATATCGGTGGGCATAATCACTACATCGATATGGGTGTACACAGCCACACCATCCGCATCGCCCCGAGCGGGCAAGCTGAAAACACCGTCAAAAATATCGCATTTAACTTCATCGTGAGGCTCGCATAATGTTCATATTTTCCGACACACCGCAGACGATTAAAGTGTTTAATTTCAACGCCGCCACTAATGAATATATTGGTGCGAGTGATTGCCATATTCCTGCTCATACTGGCCTGCCTGCCTACTGCACCACACAGAAGCCTCCTGTCACCAAACAGGGTCATCAGGTCATTTTTGACGGTGAGAAGTGGCAGATAACTCAGGATTTTCGGGGCGCAGTGGCGTATGACCACAAAAGTGGCAATAGCTTTATCGTGCGTGACATTGGGCCACTCCACACGGGCACAACCCTTGTTGCTCCTGCTTCCGAATTTGATGTTTGGGACGGTAAAAAGTGGGTAAAAGATAATAAAGCTGAAAAAGACGCTCTAATTGTTAAAGCTCAACAAACTAAAAAACAGCAGATGAAGCTCGCGGCTGAAAATATCCACATGCTGACCTTCGCCAAAGAAAGCCAGCAGGCAACGGAGGATGAACTGAGCCTGTTGGATATTTGGCAAAATTATCGTTTACAGCTCAGTCGTACTGATGTTTCTACTGCCCCGGAGATTGATTGGCCTGCGAAACCTGCAAATGTGGCGTAAATCCGTTCTGCGCATCGCCGACGATATGGCCCCTTTGTCCTGCGCCGTTGTTCCCGCGCATCCGTGGATTTATGGACTGGGGCAAACAACGGATTCAGGCGGGTACCTGAGTCCGGCCAATGCCCTGACTTACCTGGCTAAAAAGCTGATCGCCAGCGGAGGTACTGGCGACATGATAGTCCTGATGATTGCCGAAAATACTCATGACATTTTTATGCAGGAATTAAACAGTTTGGCTTCCGTGTTCCCTGCCCCCGCTTTTACCCAGGTGAGCCGCATGGCAAAAGCCGCCGCCGAGTTGAGTGCAGTCAAAATGCAGCTCCCCGCGAAGGCTGCCAATAGGTTACCCGCCGCCGTGCCGCTGTCGGTGCCTACCCATCGGGCCGCAATGAATGCCCAACGCATTGCCTCCGCCCAACTGACCGCCGAAGGCAGCACCAGCCCTGAAGGCTTGCAGACGCAAATCGTCAATTTCGTAAAAGTACGCACCGATTTATTGACATCCATCGGCCTTGGATTGAGTGAGCTAAAAGATGCTCGAGCTAACGTGTGGGCGTTTACCTATTCCGGCGACCTCAACGCCGCCGCCATCGAATTAATGAAAAATATCCCCCAGGCCACCGCCGTGTATACCGCCGCCATGATGTTCACGGGTGAAAACCTTGCTGATTTGGAGAAAATGATTAATGAGCCAGGCTGCGCTACTCGCCCTTGATGGCGAAGGCATTAACATGAAAAACATGCTGGTGTCGCCCTCCATGCAGTTTCAGGAAAAAGACCAGTCCGGGCAGACGTCGAGCACCGCCACCGCAGAACAGGGCATAAAAGCCAAAGAATTGCGCGTTTCCGGCCTGGTCACGTTTGACGACCAGGCTATTTTACAGCGGCTTTTTCAACTGGCATCGGCCACCGCAGCCAGCGGAGCGCTGAAAACTTATCGCATCGCCAACGAGACGGCGACTGCCATCAACTTTCGTGAAGGCACCTTCACCGGCCAGATTGATGCCACCCCTCAAACCGATCGCCTCGCTTGGCAAGTCACCTTTACCCTGCGTGAAAAAAACAGCGTTCCCGAAAAGCGTCAAGCCCGCAAAGGCAATGCAACACCCGGCACAAAACAGGGGGGTAACGGTGGCAGTGGGACCGCAGCGGGCGAGGATGCCGAACAAATGAGTTGGTTCGAGCAGAAGGTGTTAAAACCCGTCAATGACGCACTCGGATAACTGAGATATGAAACCAATTAAACGGCTGTTTCTTTCAAGCGATCCTATTCATCTGGTCGACGTCAATTTGCTGCTCGAGCTAAACGCCTGCGGTCGGGGATTTATCACCGCCCAGACCGAGGCCGATTACACCGGTAAAGTGGTGCGTCTCGACGTTGGCTATGACGGTTTAGTCCTGCGCTGGTTCACCGGCTACGTTGAACGGTCACAACCTTCTGAAAACGGCTTTCAACGTTTGTTTGTCCGGGAACTGGTCGGTGTATTCGATAAGCTGTGGCCGTGCTCGTTCCAGCATCCGACGCTGCGCAAGATTACCGACTGGCTAAGCGAGCAAAGCGGCCTAAACGTCGCGCCGCCAGCCGGTGCGGCCTATGCCGACAAGCCAATCCCTCACTTCACGCACAGCGGCACCGGATACCAGCTTTTAGCCAACATGGGCCGTGCGTTCTCCATCACAGATTATCTCTGGTACCAGCTGCCGGATGGTAGCGTCTATGTCGGTGCATCGGCGCACAGCATGTTTGCGGGTAAGTCGGTCGAGATACCGAGCGAGTTTAGCCTAGCCAGCGCGGGCGGCAACTCCATGAATGTGCCACTCATTCAAAGCCTGCGCCCCGGTGCCGAGGTCAACGACCACCGGCTGAACCAGGTACGTTTAGAAAATGACAACATGGCGATCACCTGGCAGCCGCGCAACAAGGCTACCGGCCAGCCGTTGCAGAAATCCCCGATTCAGCGCCAGGTCGAAAGCGTATACCCGGAGTTGGCATCCGGTATGCATCTGCCCAAGTTTGCCCGCGTCGAAGCGCCGAGCGAAGACGTATCAACCGGCAACATCGCCAACCCCTTTCGCCCACGTTTTGCAGTCGATTTGCAGCTGCTCGACGGAGACGGTAATCCCTCCAAAGATACGCCGATTTATCCCGCCGTTCCCTTGCCGTTACCGATGGCCGGCAGTGAGTCGGGCATGTTCCACTTTCCCCCGCCCGGCACGCTGGTAGAGGTCGGGTTTACCGACGGCCGCCCGGATAAGCCCTTTGTGCGCCAAACTATGCCGCAGGGGCAAAACCTGCCCGCCGTGAAGCCGGGCGAACAACTGCAACAGCAGCGCGACGGGGTATCACAGCGCGTCACGGTCGCCGGTGACTGGGAACGCCAGACGGACCAGACTATCAAAGAAACCTCCATGACCCGCGTGATTCAGGCTGACGATGAAAACCGCACGCTGGTAGTACGCGAAACAACTATACAGGCCACGGACAAAACCACCGTACTGGGTACGTCCACGCTGTTAGCCGGTGCCGTGGTTCACGTCAGCGAGGGGGATTTCAGCATCGGTACAGCGGGCAATCTGAACGTTTCGTGTAAAAATGCAAAGCGAATCGTCGGCGCTAATCTGGACGATACCATCACTGGCAATGCCGCGATAACGGTCGGCGCGGCACTGACGGAGAAAATTACCGGCATCCGTCGCAGTGTCGCCCAGGCACAACAACTGATTGCGCCGGTTGTTAGACTAGGCACGGACGAACTCAACGTCCTCACCCTGCTCACTGACACGCTGGACGTCGTCAACGAACTGGCAAAGCTGACAGCAAGGCACACGCACCCGAACACCGGCACCAGCCAGCAGGCCGGGGACTTCACCGCAACGGCGGCTAAAGCTGACGCCCTTACAGCAAAATATGGCCCGTTGATCGCCTGACAAAACAACCTACAAAACACCCTCACTTGTAAAACGATCTATAACGCCCACCATTGAACGCACCACGCCAAGGCCGACACTGTTCGGCCTCGCTTGCGTTCGCCTCACCACCCCCCACAGCGCCAGCAGAAACACACAGATGGAAGCGGATCCATGACGTAAACGGCGCTACACCGCTCCCGCCTGCACGAATTGGATCTTAAAAATTTTGCAAAAGAATTTTGATGCAAACCCTCCCCCAACCCGCGCCGTAGCTGGGGTTCTGGCACTTGATGGAATTTGCACCCAGCGCAAGATATTGCAGGGAATTGCAATTTAACGTGAAGAACAGAGGTTTAACTCGTTGGATAACATAATGTTTTACCAAGGATCTCTTTACTTTCTGTCCCGTTCGCGCCGATAGCCTGAACCCAGTTTAAAAATGCAGTGATATTAGCAAACACTTGCGCCACAAGGGCTGGCGACAATTTGAATGTAATTTTACTTTTGCAAAAACTTGCGGGTCTGGATCTGCTGACGATCTCGCCGACAGAGGGGGTAACAACCGGCCAACAGGGTGGCCGCCGTATATTTCGTCTGGATTTCGTCGCGCATCATGTGATCGAGATAAAACAAAAAAACCCGCAAACTGCGGGCTTTTTTATGCACAAAGGGAATGCCTTTGCAGCGGCTCAATAATTGGGCGAGGCTTTTGGGATGCTTGCCACAACTCATATTCAGACTGCATATCGACCCACATCTCGGCACTCGTACCTAGCAGGGAAGACAAGCGCAGCGCCATGTCAGCAGTAATTGCCGCGTGCGCATTTAGAATGCGAGACAACTGAGTACGTGTAATTTTCAGGGCAATCGCTGCGTTTGTGACGCTAACCCCTTCCAGATAGTCCCGCAGAACCTCGCCTGGATGCGGCGGATTAAACATATGCAT